TCAGAAGCGGTATTTTCGGCAATTCCGACGCTCATATCGCGTCCCAGCGTCGCAACTTCGGGATATAAGCCGCTTACGGCGGTTTCATCCGCTTGCGCATAATGGAAAATATCGCTGTCCTGCCCGGTGCGCTGATCTACACCAAAGCTCAGATCGCGTCCGAGAGTGGCCGTCTGCGGTGTAAGGCCGCACTGAGCGTGGCTGTATACGCATCGGTTGATCGTTACTTGCGAACTTATGTTCGTTCTGTTTGCAATCAGCAGAGAATTGGGAATGTGCGCGGGAATCAGCTTGTCCAGTATGTAGCGTACATCGGCCACATACAGCGTCTCCAGATCGCCTCTGTCCGCGTCGATATACAGGGTATGATTCCCTTCCGCATCCGTCGGCACAAAGCGTACCGTGGCCTCAGAGCCCGTGTATTGGCGTATAACGCCCTTGATCTTGGTTGCGCTGCAATGGCCGAATCCGGCATACAGCGCCATGAGAAAGCGGCGGCGGTTTTCATCGCTGCGCGGGCTGGTAAATTCGATCTCAAAGAAATTTTCCAGATCGGCGATAGTGTCCATGTTGCAGCGCGTAATAAACGCCTGATCCAGCATGCTGATGATGTCGTTCTTGGCCTGTGTCAGCATTTTGCCGGTTACTTTCCAGATCGCATCCATTTCCCGCACATCGGCGTACCATGCCGGGAAATAACTTTTCAATTCCTCGTAGTAGCTCTCCGGCGCATTGTCGTATATCCTCATATCCTCACCGCCTTACTCAGCGATGCTGATGTCAAGCGCACCCAGAACGCCCATAGATTCGTAATCCGTCTGGATATTGGCCGTTGCGCCGTTTACCAGCAGATTTTCATGATCCAGAACGCCTTCAACATTCATGATCGCGCTGCTGATTTCGTTGTAGCGGATTACCGGCAGATTGGTATCGTCTTCGGATTCAATGGCTACGGCATTCAGGTAATCGTTGATAAATTCCCGAATTTCGTCGGTCACTGTTTCCAAAGTCCCGCCATCCGCAAGCAGCACCTTTACGCTTACGTTGATTTCCAGCTTCACCGGCGCAACCGCCGTGAATTTCGCGCCCAGATTGGCGGCGCCTTCGCCCAGGCCGTCACCCTCGCCGTCGCCGTCGTTGTCCGGGTCAACGTATTCCTGAACCCTTGCGATTACATCCGCGCCCGCCGGGCCGCCGTCCTCGCCGAATATGATGCCTTTTACCGTATTGGGGCCTTTCCATTTGGGAATGATGCGCGCGTAGCTCACGCCGTCAACGGATTCGCACCACGTCTTGTAGTGCTGCTTGTTGCCGTTTTCCGCAGGACCGGCGATCTTTTCCTTTCCGCGTTCCCGCAGTTCTTCGTCGGTTTCCGCATCTGCTCCGGCCTCGAGCAACGCGCCGAATGTTGCGGATTGCAGCCCTTCTATGGTGCTCATGGGTATGGCGGCAGTTCCTTCAATGATGCCGTTTCCTGCGCTGCCCACGCTCACGCACTCGAAATAAGGCTGTTCGCTCTCGTCGTAGAACAGATCGAAAAACAGATCATCGGCCGTAAAGCGGCTGCCCTCCGCAGGTGCGCCGCCCACCAATACGGCTTCATACTTTGCAAGCGTCGCGCTCTTTTCTTCCACAGCAAATCCTTTCAGAATATCCCGCAGATATTCTCCGGGAGCTGTGTCGAGCTTGATCAGCTGCAATAAACTTTCAAGGTCTGCATAAAAAGCGGCCAGAACAAGCATCTGGCCGCTTACTGCGTCTCGGAATATGCTGCCTTGCCGCGTGTCTACTCCTTCAGGAGCCATAGACAGTGCAGTAGCGAGCAGGTCTTTATAGGTCTTGTCTTCAAACATGGGCAGTCACCTCAACGCTTGTTTTTTCGTCGCTCACGGCAGTGTAGATGTCAAACTGGATGTCTGCGGCGTCTGCATCGAAAAAGAAGCTCAGCTCGTCTATGCGCTCGATGCGCCCGTCTGCCAGCAAGCAATCTTCCAGCAGCGTTGGCATTTCCGCCTGAATGTATTCCCGGGAAATATCCTGCATGGAAAGCAGGCTGCCGATCTCGCTGCCGTATTGATCGTCGTAGGCATAGCATTTATAGCGCGGCGTCAATATGCTTTTCATCGCGCTTTGCCGGATTGCATCAATGCCGTCCACCATGCCGAGAATCCTGCCGTTTTCTAAATCGAGCTTATAGGTGCGGCTGGGAAGCTGCACATCGCTCTGTATTCCCACAACGGGGAAGTCGGGAAAAAGCGACATATCATCCCTCCACTCTGTCCAGAACATAGTAAAGCTGTCCGCGCTCAAAGCTCAGCAGGTAAACGCTGTCGCCGGCTTTCAGCCCATTGTTGATCGTGATGCTGGAAATGCCAAAGCTGTGCCGGTGGCTCTCCGGCGAACTGGCATAGCCGGTGCTGCCGGATGCGGATGCGCTCACCGTGAAATTGGTGAGCCATTTCGGAATAAAAGTATTGCTCTCCGTCAGAATCAGCTTGGAATCGTTGGCTGCCTGAATCTCCAGCGGATTCACGCGCTTTACCGTGCCCACAATGATGCTGCTCGGCCGCGCGTCCACCGCGGTTTTCAGAAGCTGCTTCAGGCTCATGTTCTTGCTATTCATCCTGATAATCCTCCGCGCCCTGAACATCCGCCACTGCATTGAGCTTCAGGCTCATGGTGTGTACGTCGCCTTTGAAGGTGTGCGTATCTTCATCCACAAAATAGGTCTGCCTGATGCCCAGATAGGGGATGTTGATGTAGATCGCAACGCCGGAATACACATCGGGAATGCCCAGCGTCTCAACGCTGAAAACCTCCGTGGCCTTTTTCTTCTCGGCAAGCAACGTGTCGCACATCTCCTGCAGAACGGCTTTTTTCTCCTTGCTGTCCGCTTCTTCGGTGTGCTGCATGATACCCAGCTTCGCTTCTATGGCTTCGTCCGCCGCCGTTGCCAGCACCTTGTTTGCATCCGAATAAAGCACCACGCGGGTGTAGCTGTCCTCAATGGATTCCTCCCGGCTGTACTTGATCGCGTTCGCGCCTTCTTCGATCACCCATTGCACCACATTGTCCGCCCGGTTAATCAGCTTCAGAACGCCCTTTTGCGAAAGAACGTACAGCCGTTTGCCGGTGGCGCGGTAGGTCTTGGCAAGCCCTGCCCAGATTGCGTCGATGCAGGTCGTGTTCGGCATTGTCAGATCGGTAATCACGAACCCGGAATCAACTTCCGAGTGATCGAGGTTGAACCGATCACATACATCCGCGAATATCTGAGTGGCCGTCTTTTTCTTGTAGACGAAGGTGTCTGTGTTTTTTGCAAGGTAAAAGGCGTTATCGTAAGCCTTGAATGTGGCCTTTCGCTCACTGCCGCCTTTGGCGCGTATGAACATGCCACGAAACAGCTCCGTGCCGTCCCAATAAAAGGAACAGAGCTGTCCGTCCTGAATATTGATATCCGGCCTGTCATGCTCCGCGCTGTCGCTGTCCAGCATCGTAACTTCCAGCGATCTGGGGGCGGATGATTTCTTGCCGCTCCATTTCACGCTTTCAACCAGATTGGTCATGTCATAAGTCGTGTTGCCTTTAACAACCAGAAATGTCATCCTCACCGGCGCACCTCCGTTCCGCCGCTATACATATAGCACCATGCCCTCTTGGAGCAAGCACTGATGCGTGAGCTTCTGGCTGTTCATGCTGTAGATTTCTTTCCATCGTTCACCGTCGCCGTAGACCTTTCGGGCGATCTTGTAAAGCGAGAAATCGCCTTTTTGCACAACATACAGATTTTCGGGAATGGTGTTGTTTACCCTCAATCTGCCCGTCTGAATGGTCGCGATTAAATCGTTTGCCATTGATGCGCCCTCCTTACTGGAATTTTATGCCGCTGCCGATACACCAGCCGGTCTTGCCGCTGTATGTAACCTGATACCAGCTTCCGCTTCTGGCCAGAACCTCCACGCTTGCGCCGTTTGGCATTTTCGCAAGCTCCGCGCTGGTATTGGATGCAGATTTGTACAGCACAAGGCGGCTGCCGTCGGTGCTCACCTTGCCCTTCTGATAGGTCTTGGTCTCGGTGATCTTCACGTATTTTCCGCTCATCCACGCTACGCCGCCTTCGCCTTTTGCGTAAGTGAATTTATACCAGTTGCCGCTTTTGCCAATCACGTCCAGCTTGTCGCCCTTGTGCTTGATGCCGTAGGCCTTGTAGCTGGTGGACGGGCCTCTGCGGTAATAGACGCTGCCGCCGGTCACGGTGCCTATCTGCTTAACTGCAATCTTCGGATCGGGAATATTAGGATCTTCAACTACGGCCGGAATCTTCGGCGAAGTGTCCAGCTGCCGGATTTTTACCTCCCGGTATTCCTTTAGCTTCAGTGTGTAGTGCAGCGTATCAGGATCGCCGCCCTCCTCATAATAGGAAAAGCTCTCAATGCTGCAAAATACGTTGATGTTGCAGCCTGTTACGATGTACTTTACGGGTTTCTTGCTCTCGATCCACTTGCGAATCTTGTCCACGTAGTATGAAGGAGCGTACAGCGTCTTCACCACGCACCCCTGATGCTTAACGCCGGGGAAGTGGGAAGAAAATTCAAACTGCAATGCTGCCCGATCCTGAATGATGGTCACTTCACCCAGACCGGCCACATTTACCGTTTCGTTCTTGTTGCCCTGTGATATGGTGATTTTCTCCGGGTTGACCGGGAGCTGAATCCGATCAGCTCCCGCATTGTTGGTCAACCACATCTGGCATGCGCTAGAACTCATAAGTATCGTCGCCTCCTTCAAAGATTTCATCTTCGAGTATGCGCATGAGTTCGGGTTTCAGGCTGCTGTTGATCAGCTCAACCGCTTCAGCCTTGCTCATGCCGGTAACTTCGATGCTGCCGTGTCCGGCGATCTCGATCACCACCCGGCGCACGGTTTCAGCATCTCGGTCTTTGTAATTGTAGCCTTCGGTGGAAATCTGAAGCGGCTGACCGATGGCGTTCAGGATGCGCTCCGTTTCCGTATTGGGAAATACCGTCGCGCCGCCGATTCCGGCCACGATCTCAGGACCGCGTTCGCCCACCAGTGCGATATTGGCCGCATTTCGCGTGCCGGCTGCGTAGGCAGGTATGCCCAGATGAACATCCGCCGCCATTGCGCCGCCAAATGCGCCGGTAACGCCCATTGCCACGGTTGTGGCTGCGGCAACTACCTTGCGCAATCCGCCCAGCATGCCGCCGATCAGGCCTTCATCCAGGAATCGACCCAATCCAAAGGTGAATTTGGATGGCGAATTGATCTGCATCGCTCTTTTCAAGGTGTTCTTGATAGCGTTTGCGATGGAATTGGCCGTGGCGATCAGGCTGCCGCGCATGCTGTTGATGCCGTTGCGCAGGCCGGACATGATGTTTACGCCTACGGATGTCAGGTTTACAGCCGCAGCCGTGTTCCTAATTCCTGCGCCGATGGTGCTTACCGTCGCTGTGATCGCGCCGCCCATCGAGGATATGCCGGTGTTCAGGCTTGCCGCAATGCGCGTGCCTTGCCCGGTCAAATCCAGCGTTTCTACGGGTGTGGTGTCCACAGTGACGGGCGTGGCCGCCGTCTGTGCGATGCCGGTATTCAGGTCTGTCAGCGAACTGCTTACGCTGCTGATCTCCGTCTCAAGGCTGCTCAGGCTGGAGGTTGTGTCCGCGATGGAGAGCTGCATATTTTCCAGATCAGCAGTTCCGATGCTCAGATCAGGTAATGTGATATTGCCCATTTCCTCAATGGTGGTCTTGGTCTCTGCCGCCGTCTGATTGGCAGTTTCAAGCCCGGAAGTGTCCAACTGAGGCATTTCAATCGTTGTTCCTGCGATTTGCTGAGAAACAGCATCCGTCGCCGTTGTGATCTGTTCGCCGTAAGAGCTGGTGTCGAATACGGGATTTACAGGCACATCCACAACGATTGCGCTTGATCCTGCACTGTCCGCGGTGTTCTGAGGAACATATGTGACCGGCACTTCAACGGGGTCAATATGCCCGATTTCGCCGATACCTTCAAGGCCTGTCCATGTCCAGATAGAGGATAAGCCGCCGGTAAGATCGTTGATTCGGTCAATGCACCAGTTCAGCGCGTTAATGAGGCCGTTCACGATTCCCGTCCAGATGCCGGAGATAAACACGCCTACGCCGCTGAATGCGCCGACGATTGCATCGACAACGCCGGAGACGATACTCCATATACCGCTGAAAAATCCGCTGATCGCCGCCCAAAGGTCTTGAATCATGTTCCATATACCCTGGAATGCGGATTTCAGGCTCTCCCATGCGCCGGAAAAATCGCCTGTGATCGCGCTGATTACAGCTGATACTATATCAATTATGGCACCGAAGAAATTGACTATAGCGGAGATTACCGGGCCGATGGTGTTGATAACGCCGTTGATTAAGCCGGTAAACCATGTGGCGATTGCGCCTAAAGCAGCACCCGCCACCTTTGCAATCGTCAAAAATCCGTTACCGATAAACTCAAAAACAGGAACAAGTTTTTGGCCAACCTCTTGGATTTTTAGCCATATTTCACCGAACTTTTCCTTGATCGGTTCAAAGTATGTGCCTAGATTCTCGAATGAAGTTTTGAAGGATTCGCCGATGCTGGTCAGGATGCCTTCACCCGCCGCGCCGGCTTCGCCGCCGCCAAGCAGTTCATTGATGAATCCCGGTATCTTTCCGAGCACTTCGCTCAATTTCTGTTTTAGTATTTCGCCGGTATCGGTAATGCCGCCCCAAATCTTGCTCCATATCGAAGCGCCTATATCGCCCCACGAATCAGACGGGGTATAGCCCAGCTTGTCTTTGAGCCAATCGCCGGTTGCGCTGATGCCGCCTTTGATGGTTTCCCACATGGACAAACCGATCTCGCTCCATGAATCCGAAGGTGTATATCCCAGCTTCGTTTTCAGCCAGTCGCCAGCGTCCGAAATTCCGGTTTTCACCTTTTCCCATAAGCCTTTGCCGACTTCGCTCCACGAATCGCTGGGTGAATAGCCCAGCTTTTCCTTCAGCCAATCGTCGGTGGCAGAAATGCCGCCTTTGATGGTTTCCCATATCTGCAAGCCAACGTCGCCCCATGTGGAATCGGGTGTATAGCTGTCGCCGAGCACCTTTTGTTTGATCCAATCGCCGGTTGCGCTGAATCCGCTCTTGATGGCCTCCCATGCGCTTGTTCCAATCCCGACCCAATCAATGCCGGAAAAGGTATCTACGATGGAGCCGAGCGCAGCTTTCAAACCGCCTACAAGACCGCCGCTGCTATAACCTTCGCTGAAAGCGTTTTTGATGTCGCCCCAGGAAGAACTTGCCCATTGACCCAGCTTGGTAAAGGATTCGCCAACCTTGCTCAGTGATTGAGAAACCTTATCAAATGTGCCTGCGCCGAATATGCTGTCCAAACCGCCTGCGAGCGCGTTTTTTACCGTGTCCCAGTTCTTCACCAGCAATACGATACCGGCCACAAGCGCGGCAATCGCCGTTACGATGAGCATGATCGGATTGCCGGAAAGCAGAACCTTCAGCGCGGTTCCAGCTGTCTTGAATCCCTTCGCCATGTTCATGAGGCTCTTGCCGATGTTGATGCCTTTCAGAACGATAAATGCAGAGGCGAGTCCGGCTACGATGGCTTCGATCCCGCCGATGGATGCGAATTTGCCGATAAAGCCCGCTATGGCCGCGGCTGCTCTTTGTGCAAATCCCCATACAGTGCTGAAAGCCGTGCCGATGTTGGTCAGGATGCCTTTTACTTTTGTAAGTGCGCCAGCGTCCATGTTGAATGCCGCGCCGATGGAATCAACGGCACCAAAAGTATCTCCGGCAAACAACTGGCCGATAGCGTCTTTCATGTGTGTGCCGAATTTTGCAACTGCAAGAATGATCTTGCCCTTGCTCAATCCCAGCGCGTCAAACAGGCTGTTCGGCACCTTGCCCAGCAGCTTGGGCAGCATGGTCAGAAGCGTCTTGGCGATAGAACCCAGTGCGGTAACAACCGCCTTGCCCAGCCGAGGCGCAATCTTCAATATGCCGCGCGCCAGCACTACGCCGATCTGAAGCGCAGCGTCAACAATGATGTCTGCGTTGCCTGCAATGCCGTCCACGAGACCTACGATGATGTTCACACCGGCGTCTGCCAGTATGGGCGCATAAGATACGATCACGCCAACGGCGTCGCTCAGCACAGAACCCAGCTCCGTCACCATGCCCTCAAAGCCGCCTTGCTCAAATGCAGCGGTGAGCCGGTTGATGTACCCGGTACCCATCTGAACGATGTTTCGCAATTCACCTTTTAAGGAATCATAGACCGCGATGCCCAGCGCTTCGCTTGCGCTTGAAAACTCGTCCAAATCACCTTTGAGGTTATCCATCATGGTTGCGTACATCTGTTCACATGCGCCTGCACTTTCGTCAATAAGGCCGAAAATGCGCTCCCATTCATCGCCGCTTGCGGATAGCAGCGCGTTGGCCGCCGCAAGGTCGGTTTTGTTGAAGATGGTGCTCATGATGTTGTCAATCTGGGATTGATTCATGCCTTCCATCGCGCCGCTCAGGTCGGCAAATATATCGCCCATGCCGCGCATTTTGCCTTCTGAGTCGTATACCGATACGCCCAGACTTTTCAGCTTCTTAGCCGCGATGTCCGTCGGGCTCTGAAGGGAAAGAATCAGGTTTCGCAGGTGTGTGCCGCCCTCTGCGCCTTTGATGCCTACGTTTGCCAAGATGCCCAGCGCGGTGTTCAGTTCCGTTGTGCCGCCGGCGAGATTGGCGGCGGTTGCGCCCACCGTCAGTATGGCTTCGCCCAGCTGCGAAACGGATGTATTTGTACTCGATGCCGTCTTTGCCAGCTGATCGGAGAATTGCGTCAGGTTTGCCTGATTCGCTTCAAGCTGCAAAGCCGCCATTGCGTCGGTAACAAGGTCGGATGCTCCTGCCAGATCCATCGCGCCAGCACCGGCGAGATAAAGGATGTTGGGGAGCGCTGCGCAGGCTTTGTCCACGTCATAGCCTGCAAGAGCCAGATAGTTCAATGCGTCGGCTGCTTCGGAACTGGAAAACGCCGTGGATGCGCCCATTTCCTTTGCGGTGGCAGCCAGTTTATCATAAGCGGCCTGTCCTTCGGCTGTTGAGAGGTCTTTGCCCATCGTGGCGATGACCTGTGACATGCTTGCCTCAAAATTCAGGCCGACTTTCAATGCCGCGCCGCCGAGTGCGGTGATCGCGCCCGTCGCAGCGGTTACGGCGGTTACGATGCCCTTAAAGGCAACGGAACCGATATTGCCGATCTTTTGCAGTATGCTGGATGTCTTGGAGCCTTGCGAGGCTGTGTTTCTCAGTGCACTGCTGATTCGGTCTTGCGCTTGAAAAATGGCGGTAAGTGTTGCCATTGCAACCCTCCCTTTCAACGAAAACAGCCCGCTGGAAGAAGCGGCTTGCGCTTTCCCGGCGGGCTGTTTCCTGTGCGGCGGCGCATAGCCGCAGCTTTATTTGGTTCTGATCTTGGATAAAGCTCGCAGAAGTATACTGATAGGCTCCTGCGGATTCTGCATTTCTTCCATCTCGGATGCGATGTATACTGATCTCAGATCAGGCGACATGGCGTAGAAGCGTTCAAAGGGGATGCGCTTTCTCTGCCATAGCAAATGCGCCCAACGGCTCTCCGAATCGCCGCCTTCGGCAATTAGTTTTTTACGGTATCAATCACGTCGTCCGCATCATCGGTGATGCCGGAAACCTCCATGACCTTTTCGGAGATATACTTGTAATCCTCGATTCTGCGGAACACCTTGTGCACCAGCTTCGTGGAATCCTGTTCGTTGTAGAACGCCAGAAGCTCTTTGTCGCGAAGATCAGGGAATACAAGGGAGCTGACGATCAGCATGTCGGTCAGCAGCACATTGTCGTATTCGTCGGTATACTGAATCTGACCGTTCAGGAACATGGGCTTGCCTTTCTTGTCCTTTACCATCTTGCGGATATGGCAGCCGTCGCGAATCTTGTTCAGCTCGTCGGAACCGATGGCGCGGAGTTTGAAGGGAACAGGCTCGCCTTTATCGTCGCAGAAGGTCTGGATGCCGGGAACCTCAACGATCATTTCCTGCTTCAGTTCCTCGCGCATGAAAAATTTCAGGCTGGTAGCGTTAGACATGATTGATATCCTCCTCAAAATATAAATTCAGGCGGACGCTTATCGTCCGCCTGTGGTCAATGTGTGATTTTAGGATCAGGTCATGGATGCCGCGGCAAACTCAACCTCGTCCTTTACGAGTTCACCTTCGGAATCCAGCTGCAAAAGGGTAATATCGCCGGTCAGCACGCATCCGGAGAGCGTGAGGGCAATCAGGCCGTTATCCTCGTAGTATTCGCTGTTCTTGTCGTCCTGAATGCCGGTGATGGTAAATTCAGGAGTGATGCCGGTGCGCATATACTTTTCAACGGCCTGTCTGAGCCACGGGGTGGCGCGATATTCGCCGAGGGTGCCGGTGATGTCGTAACCGATCCAGCGGCGGGACTTGCCGCGCTCCTTCAACGCACGGCTTTCAACAACCTCCGGGGTGAATTTGGCTTCCAGCTTGATGGAATCCATAACCTTGAGGCCGTCCAGATAGGCTTCGCCCTCGCGCATGGATATGCGGCGCTTATTGATGCTCATAGAAAAACCTCCTTATAACTTGCCGGGCCGCGCATGCAGCCCGGCAGAATGCCCTTATCGGGTGTTTACGGTGAAGAACAGCTTTTCTGCGCTGTCCACAGCTTTCAGACCAACATTAAAGAAGGTCTTGTCGCCTTCGCTCAGCTTGCGGTCCACCTGGAAGTCGGCCTCGTAATCCACTTCGTCGATCGCGCCGTCCTTCTCAAACAGTTCCAGCAGAGAGCGGCCTACGCCCTCCATGACAGCCCAGCCGGTCTCGCTGTTGTCATACTTATTGGGCGGGAAATTGGCGTTGAGCGCCTCGATGAAAGTGTCGAATACGCGCATTACGCGGTTCTTCTTGTAGCTTTCGTCCTTATCGCTGGTAATGGTGGTAAGGCTGTTGATGTCGTATTCGACCACAACCTCATAAGCGTTGTTATAGCTGAAGAAGATTTCGCCGGCGCGGATGGCGGCCACGGCTTCATCGTGATTCTTCGGATTGAGAACGCTTTTTGCACCGGGATATGCGCGGTAGGTGTTGCTCTGGGTGTAGCTTGCGCTAGCAGTGATACCGGCGATAAAGCATACGGCCAGCTCCTTTGTGATCTCGGTGTCGTCTTCAAGAACAACGCCGTTGGTCACGTTCAGACACTGTTCGTAGTCGCTTGCGTATGCGGCCATAACAGCCTTTACGCGCTTGCCTGCGCCGTTGTTCATGAATTCCACCTTGCTCTTGATGGCCGCGCACAGCGCACCGTAGGTCTCGCTGGAATACGGGAAGGCAAACACCTTGAAATCCATGCTTTCGGCTTTGTCCACCATATTGGTGAAATCGGCGTTGTTCATTGCGCCGTCTTCGCCGCCGGTCAGGGAAACGGCAGCCGCGGCCTGAAGCGCGGTTGCGCTTTCGCCGGTAACGGCCAGCCATGCGCAGCCGTGGGCGATCACATCGCCGATGGTCTTCATGCCGGTCATGGTCTCAACCGTGGCGGCGCCGAGGGTGACAACCACGTTGAAGAAACCTTCGCCCAGCTCCGCGTTATCAACTACGGAAACCTTCAGATCATTGCCCAGGCTGCCGCCGTACTTGGCGGTGCAGGTCATGCCGGAAACCTCCGCACTTGCCTTCTTGCCCTCAGTAGGAATGAATACGACAACTTTTTCCGCGCCTTTCAAGGTTTCGCGGATGCGAAGCATGTTCTGGTTCGGGTCGTTGTCATAGATGCTGTAGCCCAGCTTCTCAAATCCGTCGTCGGGAGCCGCTGCGGTGATTTCAATGAACTCCTGCGCAGGACCGTAGTTGTGCTTGATCAGCGGCAGGATAACAGTGCCGCTTCTTGCACCTGCAAGCAAGGTTTTCTTTTGGCTTTTCAGATTTACATAAGTTCCGGGTCTGTCCTTCTTCCCGGCAAGGGTAAAAGTGCCGCCAGCCATATCAATAGCCCTCCTTCAGCCACTTGTTGATGTGCTCACGCATGGCGTCTACCGTGTATTCGCCGGTGAGCTTGTATGTCGCCGCGTCGTATGTGCTAATCGACACGTCGAACAGCTTTCGCGCAGAAGCGCGAAGCGCCGCCACGGAAAAACGGGGTTTCTCCGCAGATGAAACGGGCGATTCCTGAACAGTTTCCTGTTCTGCCGGAACGCCCTCTTTTCGGGTCTTTGCCATGTTCACACCTCCGCATCACCCATTGAGGGTGAGGTTTATGTGTATCTCCTTTGCTTTGGCCGCAGAGCCTTCCTTGTATTCGCGTGCGCTGTTCCATTGTAAGGTAAGCTGGTAAATGCCGGTGTCTACAGGCTTAATCTGCGGGTCGCGCAGCCGAAAGCCAAAGCCTTCGGCTGTTCCGTCCTCTTTGTAGAGGGGAATCAGATTGCCGCACTGCTGTATGGCGTGCAACGTGCGAATTGCCATGCTCTGCGCCTGTTGAGTCGTTTCCGCGAACAGCTTGACGTACATGACGTAACTGAGCTGGTAAGTCGAAAGCGTGTCGCCAGCGGAATCCGCTTCAGGTACCGGGAAATATACGGCGGGCATTTGAAAGCCTTGCGGTATATCCCAGAAATAGGCAACCGCTTCGCTGAGCACATCACGGATAAAACGGATGATTCCCGCCGTCTCCTGCTCGATCATAATTCATCACCTCGCATCGCCAGATCATTTGAACATGCTGAAATAGCGGTTCATCCAATCCTGCAGCTTGGCTTCCAGAAAATCAGGAACCATCGCCTCCAGTATTTTGAAACCGCTCTCCCAGTAGTGATAACCTTCCACCCATTGTTGGCGCAGAATCATACCTTCATCAGAACCCTTTTGATAAATGAAGCGGTCTCCGCTCCATTTGCCCGGTATAAATCTCACCGCAACGCCCTGAGGATTTGCCCAGTGTCCGTCGTTGACATAAGCAGCGTACTTCACGTTGGTGCCAACCTCCAGCTTTAAGCCGCCGTTGCTCAGCTCCCAGATGTTTTCGCCGCCGCCCTTTTGAAATGAGTTCAGAAGCAAGCGCGTGTCCACCGCCTCCATGCGGATGATTTCGTCTTCGATAATCCGCAGAAACTCATAGCCCAGACCTTCGATGAATAATCGGAGTTCTTTCTCGAAATCTCCGTTTCCGGCCTGTTTAAGCCTTGCAAAAAAGGCGTCGTATTCGGACATGTCCACTACAATGTCGTTTCCTGCCATTATAGTGCCGCCTCGTTTCCTTCGCGCTTTACAAATGCGTATTTGTGGTGATTGCGAATCGTGCGCGGTATTTCCATGTAATACACAAAGCCGGTTCTGTGGTCGATCACCTTATCGTTTGCGCGAATGTCCGCTTCTAGCGGAAAAACAACTTTTATGCGGTCTTCGTTCAGGGTGTGAGGGGGATCGCTGTGATAGGTATTCACCGTGCCGCTGGAGCCGGATTGAGCGAAATGGCATTTGTAGGTCGCGTCCGCTTCGCTTGAATAGCGGCGCTTCTTGATTCCTTCGATGCCATAGCCCAAAGAGGTATCTTCAACGATAACGTGGTAGATGTCGCAGGAATGATCTAAAAAATCCAGAAACGCCATGCTGCACCTACAATCTGCGCATTCGGAAACGGATATTACCCGTCGCCGCGCCTAGTTTGTATTCGTCCAGCAGTGCGCTCAGATCAAGATCGGCGAAATCGTCCGGGGATTCGCTTGCGGTATAGCTCCAATCGTCAAGCGTCTCGCTCTTGTATGCCTGAGATGCCTGACGCGCCTTTACGGCGTACCGTTCAGCGATCAGCAGCACGGCAAGCCGCACCGGCTCAGGCAGCTTTTCAGCGTATTCCGGCGCATCAAAGCGGTTATTGGTGTAGGCAATCACCGCCTGCTCGGCTCTCGTGATGTCGATCTTCAGCTTGTCGTCGCTTCGGGCGGCGATGTCCGTGGAATCGGAATAATCGCGCACCTCCTGCGGATTTACCCACGGTCTGTCAGGCATATCGCATCCTCCTTACTCCGCGGATTCCGCAGCCATAATCGCGGCAATGATGTCGCTTTTCTTGGTTGCGCCCTTCAGGTCGATGCCGGTATTTTCGGCATACGCTTTGAGTTCGGGAACGGTCATGGAGTTCAGTTCCGCAAGATCGTCTTCGGGATCGCCGCCCGATTCGCCGTTGCTGTTCATATCGGCGTTGAAATCCGGCTGAGAGCCGTTTTCTTTGTCGGCGGTATCTTGTCCGCCGTCTGCATTATTACAGTTTTCAGGGGCACGCTCGGCTTCTACGAGGGCGAAAAAGCCGCCGTCAATGCACTGCTTGGCAACGGCTTCGTCCTCAATGTAGACGTCGGGCTGCGCCTGAGTTGCACGGACAAAGCCATTGTAATGGCTCTTGCCGTGCGTCAAACGCAGGTGAAACATCCGTCTATCCTCCTGTTCCAGAAATTAGGCCAGACCGTAACCCACGGCGATGGCGTCGAGTTCCTCGATCACTGCATCGAAATCGAAGTGAACGGTGTAGAAGCGCTTGTCCTGCATCACAGCTTCCTTGCCCTCAGTGGTCTTGCGGATGATAACATTGTAAGTATCAACGCAGATCAGGTTCTTGGGATTGGTCAGCATGATGGAATCGGCAGGCATGGAGGGAACGCGCACGATCTCAATGCCGGCAGGGGCGCGCATGATGCTGTCGGAGATAGCGCCGCCAGCGGTGATCATCTGGTTCAGCAGGTACTGCTCCCATGCCTGAGCGCGGGAAGGAGACATCATCCACTTCAGCTTGCCGTCGTTGTACTTATCAGGCACGGACTTGAGCATGTTGTAGAATACATCGATGCTCATAGCACCGGCGGCAACGGCGGAGAAGTCCACGGAATGACCGTCGGCCTTTGCCTGCTTGTACCAGCCGTCATTTACCTTCAGGAAGTCGTAATCGGCGTTGTCTTCCGCGGTCTCAGTGTCGCCGTTGACCAGCAGGTCTTCGCGGTCAATGCCCAGCTGAGTGGTCATCAGGTCAGTTACCAGCTCCTCGTAGTTCTGACCCTCGATGTTCTCGCGCAGGGTTTCTTCGGTGATCTCCCAGGGCAGGCGCACGGCGGTGGTCGCATACTCGATCTTGTCGTGCTTGGGCTTTGCACGATAGCCGTCGTCAACGTTCTCGGTCTTGGCGCGAAGGATGCGCTTGTCGATGCCCAGCTTATCCAGCTCACCGGCGCGGGAAGTGCGCTGCTCATGGCGGATCAGATTGCCCAGAGCGGTCTTCTCGAAGGTCTGCAGGATGAACTTCTTGGCCTGTTCGGGCAAAAGATAACCACCGGCCTTCAGGTCGGTGGTGGTAATGGCCTTGCGGACGATTTGAGCGTTATTCATGGTCGATTTCCTCCTTATTTCTTACAGAATGCCGTGGAGATAGTGCTGCTCCTGCTTTTCAACAGGCTTTTCGGTGTTGATCTGGCTGGGAACGCCGCGGGCTTTCAGGACTTCGGAAATGGCGGTTTCGATCATCTTGGAAACGCGCTCTTCATCGAGAGGACCTTCTTCGGTCTTTTCGATTTCCTGAACGGGCTCGGCGGGCTGAAGTGCCTTTGCAACTGCTTCTTCGATCATCTTCTGAACGGATTCGGCGGTCAGCTCAGGCTTGGCTTCGGCAGCCGGGGGAGTTTGCGGGTTCTCGGCCTTCTCAACCGGCTTGAGAGCCTTTTCAATGCTCTCGTCGATCATCTTCTGGATGTCTTCCTTTTTCATGTCGTCGTCCTCCTCATCGTTGTTATCGTTGTCGGGATTGTCTTCGGGTTCGGGATCGTCAAAATCCTTGATAAAGTCGCTCAGGCTTTGGCTGATCTCCGTCAGACGGGCTTTATTGGCGGCGGACATCTTCTTTCCGGCCTTTTCGATGCCGCTTTCAGCGGAATCGGGCTTGCTGAATACATCCATGCCGTTCTTTGCGCCCTCGCTGAGCGTCTTGGTAATGGATTCGCCGCTTTTCAGAAGCTCAGAAATGATGGTGGAGAAATCCTCCAGAGCTTCGCGAACCTTTTCTTCGTCGCTTTCCCACTTTTCGGTGCAGGAATAGTAATCCCACTCGAAAAGCACGTCGCGCAGGGCGTAAATGGCCGTCCAGAAACGCTCGTTGATGTTCCTTTTGTTGTAAAGGTCCATCACTTCACCCTTCTCGATCATTTCAATGCCCAGCATCTTGGCAAGGCGCTTCATCAGGCCGGTTTTTTCACCGGCGGATTCGGCTGTATGTGTTTCCTGCGGCTTCTGTGCGCCTTTTTCAAGCTCGGTTTCCTCTGCGGCATACTTGCCGACGCCACCCATAGAAAGGCCGGTAATATCGCCGTTTTCGACGCTTTTCCAGATGTCTTCATCGGTGATCTCAACGGTCATAATCCAGGTGCCCTTCCTGATTTCTTCTCCCTCAATGGTACAATCGGCTTTGGTGACGGAGCTTTCCACCACCGAAACACCCTTTGCTTCTTCAAAGGAGTGCTGAATGTCGATCTTGTCGCCATTCTTCAAAAACCAGTGCGCGGCTTTTTCGATCTCGGCTTCGGTCATGAAATTGTCATGCGCGTCGGCAACCATCGGCTCATATACGATGCCGGTAACATGGTGCTTTTCGCTGTCCGCCTTGATGATCTTGCCGAAGGTCTGGAATTGGGCGGCGCCGTCTTCCTGCTTGGCGATCAGGAATTTCTTCTTGTTTGCGGCCTTATCGACCAGCGAAACAAACTGAATCTTGGCGTCCGTAATCTCAATGGACTTGGCAACGTTGCTCATCGCTTGTTCACCTCCTTCTTTGCTTGATGGAATCTGATAATGTGACCAACCACCACTCGCCTGCCTCCTTTCGGTGTGATTGCCAAAAATGGGTATAAAAAAAGCGCCGACGTGAGGCGTTATGCCGTTTGTCAGCGCTTGATTTATCGGAATGAATCAGGCTGCGATCCTGAATGAATCGCAGCCTTTAAGGGTTATTCAATTTTGTCCAGCAGATTGCGCAGCTTTTCGCCGTCGATCACAACGGCGTCCAGCATTTCCTCTGCATTATTGGCGTAGACCTCGTAGCCGTCAGTGCCAAAACAACCCCAAAGGCCTTTTTGGGGGTCTGGTTTGATGCTCATGGAGATTATATAACGCACTCCCTGATAATCAAAAATAACCTCCTCATAGTAGACATCCATTGCCTCTATGAACTCCTCATAAGTATAAAGCATGGTATCCGCTCCTTTAATCGAACCAACGTGGGTATCTTCGAGAATGTCCGCACAACAACGGCGCATCTTAGCGGTGAGCGACATGTTTTTTGACCACTTTACAAAGTTACCGTCTTTGTCATAGATAGCCAGCAGATAATGCGCTCCGCCGTTGCCAAACGGATGATTGCGCGAATTTCCATGATCGTTGTTATCTATACGAAGAACGATTCTACCTTCCTCGTCGTAGATAGCGCGGCTTACGCCACCTTTTTTGTAGACAACATCAATCACGTCATTTGGCTCTGCAATTATGTCGAATCTTTGAGCCGTTTTCGTTATCTCCATTATACCACGATTTCCGTTTGGAAACCAGCTGTTTGCACTTTTTCCAGCGGGTTCAATTCCGGCTTTTTGACGGTTTTTATCGTCCAGTTCCTCAGCCCAGCGGCGATCATCTGCGTCTATGGCTTGTTGCTGCAGTTTGCGGCGCTCGTCAAGGCTCAATCCCAGAATATCGCTGTTCACGATGCCGCGATGCAGGCAGTGGCAATTTACGCGCTCGGATGGCGGCAGGATGGGGTCTCTTGGATATTCGGGATGATACATCACGCCGTCCGCGCCGCGCAGTTCAAACTTTTTGTCCTTCGGAACAACCGTTCCATCCATCGCTACATGGTTTTTGCGAACCTTGTTTCTGCGCCCGCCGGAATGCCGCCATTCCTTATCTTCCACTGCCGGGCTTTGCATGAGCCCCTCATTTCTGGCTACGGAGTGGGCGGTCAGCATCTCCGTCAATGCGGTGGATCTGGCGCGGGAGTAATTGGAGCGGATGCCCTTGTCCATGATCTCGTCTGCGGCCTCGTAGACGCTTTTTCCGTTGCCTACGGCGTCGGTCAGGATGCTTTCAAGCCCGGTGTGGCTGGTCAGCTTCATCATCTGGCCGAGGTTATAACTCCAATTTGCAATCCAATCTGTGGTTCTCTGGCTGATCACATCCGCAACCAGATACATGTCCGTCTCCTGCAAATATGCCTCAACCAGCTTTGGAATCAGCTCGGTCAAGCCGTTTTCAAACACATCCCGGATGTCTTCTGCCAGCGCAGATGCCTCCTGAATCGTTTCCCATGTATCAGCCACGAAGTCCTCCGGACTGTCCGCCTTTTCAAGCTGATCGGCCACGTTCTGCGTGTCGGCGTTCATTACATCGACAAGCTCGTCCTCAAAGCGCTGGGCGGCGTCTGTGCTTTCGGAGGCCTCCAGATAACCTTCCTGATCGAGCGCATCCTCCAGATCATCTTTTTGCTTCAGGATATAGGCGTCTATGGCTTTAATCAGTTGAGAGCAATCAACGCACATCTGCATCACCCTTTTGTTTGCCCATATCCACAAGCAGCCTGCGAACTTGCTTCATAACGGCAACAAGCTCCTCGCTGTCGTGGACGGCGGCTTTCTGTATGCGTTCATCCAGCTGGTTGAGCACATTTTCGGACAAACTCTGATTCGCCTTTTCCTGAAGGGCTTTGGTGTATACCAGTGGTACGTTGCCCCAATCGCCCTCGTAGTTCTCGGCAGTTGCGCCGGTCATCTTTGCGGCGATCTGGCGTGCATCGTTGGGCGTTACGCCGCCGGCGCGCTCGGCAACGTTCAGTATCTTCGCCTGATCGTCCGGGTTGGTTACGTCCGGGGCGCGGAACCGTACCTCGCAGTACTTGAACTGATACTCAGCAAAAAGCCTGCGGTTAATCAACCACGAAAGCTCGTTTCGGTATGGGATAAACACCTGTTTTTCAGTGATTTCCATTGCCGTCTGTGCCGTTGCGCGGTTGAAGTCCGTGCAGTAACCTACATAGAGATCGGGCAGCTGGAAAGCAGATTGACATTTCTTGCGCACGTTGTCGAGATAGCCTTGAAACAGCTCGTCCTTCTGAAGCATGGGCGAAAGGTCTTTCACCTGCACTGTGGGGTTTTTCGTTTCCTCAAAGGCCGCTGCGGTATCGGTGTTTTCAAACTCCACCACAAGGAAGGCGTGCTGTCCGGCCTCGCCCTTGATTTCCTCCATATACCCTTGCAGCTTGGTGTAGCTTTCTTCCGACATCGTGCCGCCCTGAATCATAATCATCAGCGGCGTATGGCGCCCATTCTGGAAATAATTGTTGTTCAGCTTTTCCGCCTGGTGTGCGCCGTCTACGCCCATGATCTGACCGATCCAGCGTACCTCGCCGTATGGCTGGTCGCCGATGGGGAAGTCCAGCAGTTCGTTGGCCTGATTTTCAAGCTCCAATTCCGTCACATAGCGCCCGTTGCGCCTGTCCATGATGCGCGGATCGCCGAACTCCTTGAAATACAAAACTTCCGCGCCGACCACTTGCTTGAACTTTCTGAATCTGCGCTTGCGATTGGTGATTTCACCTTTGTAATAATAGGGAACATCCACATATTCGTCTTGTTCTGTTGTCTGGAATATGCTGCCGGGTTTGCGGATGTTGACAATTTCGACAACTTCATTTGCTAGGTTGCGGATAACCTCCAGATAGGCGATGCCATATCTCTCGCGGGTGGCTACCATGCGTCCAAGCATGTTCTGCGTGGAGCATTCAAAGGAAAGAAGATCGAGTATGTGTTTTATGCGGTCATACTCAGTTTTCATTTCCGAGGTTTCTTCCTTCTGGTCAATATCGTCAACATAGTCAACTTCAATGCCAAAGCCGACTACATTGTTCTGATAAGCCTTGATACACTGAGGCAGAATGGTGGAGTGCTGCACAAGCACATCCAACCCGTCGAAATCAAGCGGATGCTGCAGCCAATCGCCGGCCACCCGGTCTTTTTCCGGCGCGATGTTGGTTGCATGCTCGGCCTTGCTCACAGGCTGAACGGGATTTTCCTTTGCCTTAACCACGCGCACGTGCATTTGCCGAGGCGCAGCTTTGGGCTTGTTTTCTTCGTTCATTGCTGTTTACTCCTTCCTGTTTGTCGGCTTTTTGCGTACCCTTGCAGGCAGGCACAAAAGCAATATGCAGTCCGCTTCATCCGGGGATGTGCCGGTGCGTTTTTTTACTTCATCCTTGCTCTCAACGCGCATCTTGGAGCGGTCTGTCATTTCATATTTGCGCGTTGAAAGCTGGGCAATCAAGTCCTGATCGTTTGGCAGAATCAGGTCTACGGGCTTTGGCTTGCCGTCCTCGTCCGTAGTGCTCAGCAACTCTTTTACCACGCCGTACATGTAAGTGGTGGAGTCGTGATAATAGGCGTGCTTGATGCGCATGCCGAAATGTACAGGCAAAACCTCCATCCACGCAAAACGGGAAGGAGACTTGCTCTTGATCTGGCGCAGCCTGTCGGTCACGCCGCCGCCCACGCCGCTGTCGTCAATGCGAATCAGGATTGTGCCTTTATACTTATATTTGCGGATAAGCTCAACGCCCAGCTCTACGATCTTGTCGGCTGTGGACATCAGATCGCGGCCTTGCGTCTTGCTGTGAATCGTCACCTTTTCATTGATCTTGTATGCGATAATCGTCTTGTCGTCGCCGAACCGGGCAACGTCGCAGGCGATGTCGATCTTCAGCGGACGGCGCATCTCCCATTCCGTCTGCAGGCTGTTTTCCAACATGGAGAGGCTCAGGAATACATCGTCTTCCTGAAGGGGGAATTCTCCATCCACGCGAACCCGTATGAAGTTGGAGTATTTGCCATACTTCCGCTCCATCGCCGCAATGTTCTCTTTGTTGGTTCTTGGACAATCCCGGCTGGATATGCGATGGGTGCGATACAGAGCCTTATCCCGGTTGTGGGAATCATAAAAAGTTCCACTGGTCTGCGTAGGGTTTCCGCACATCAGCAGCTTGTTATTGGGGCCGGAAAGCGTACCCAAAATCGCCTCCATGATGGGCTCTGCAACACCGGATGCTTCGTCGATCACGAACAGCATGTTTTCCTCGTGGAAACCCTGCATGTTCTCCGGCTTTGTGGCCGTTCTTGCTACGGCAAACCAGCGTTTTTCAAAACCCGACATGTAAACGTAGGTCTTTGTCCATTTGAGTATGGCGTTGAGCAGCGGAGATTTGCTTCTCCATTTCTCAATCTCAGCCCAGAGAACGTCGTGCAGCTGCTGTCGGGTGGGCGCAGTGCATACAACGCGGGCGTAGGGGTATGTGGTCAGAAACCAGAGAATGATAACGGCGGTCAGGCCTGTCTTGCCCACGCCCTGGCCGCTTCGCACGGAAACGCGGTTGGCCTGCGCCACATCCATCATGACGGCGGCCTGATATTGATCCGCTTCAAAGTCAAGCACATCTTTGGCAAAGAGAACAGGGTCTTTGCGGTAGGCCTTCTGAATCTTCATAAACGCCTTTACGCGCTTATTCATCATCTTCATCCTCCGCCGCGCCGCTGGTAATTGCAAGCAGAGCCTCCACCCATTCATTTGCCAGCTTGCTTTGTTCGGATTCGCCTTTTGCTCTCAGCCTTTCAATTTCAAGCCGTTCTCTGTCCATCTTCATGCGGTCAAGCTGTGCAAGAACCTTGATCTTTTGACCCTGAACCTTGTCCAGCTCCGCTTCAAGCCGATTGAGTGCATCCTCTTTCGACGAGGTATTCGTGGTCGTTGTATCCAACCGTTCGCCGTCGAAAAAGCCCGTTCCCGCTTCTTTGACCAGATTTCCGTCTTCATCCTCCGTGAATATGCCGGTGCGTTTTTCGGATTTCACCTTGCTCACACTGGAAATCATCATGTCGTACTTGATGTCCAGATCGCGGATTTTCTTGATGCGCTTCATCAGGCGCAGTTCCCGGGCTTTCAGAAAGGCAAGCGTTCTCAATAGCTCCTGCTCAACATCGTCAATGCCTGTCTCCTGCGCAACTTCCTTTTCGTCATCCTCCATGTACTCAAAGGCAAAGCGCTCAAATGCGCCGTGAATAAAGCTGTTTTTATTGTCCAAAGGCGCGCCGTGACCCACGCCGTTTTTGTTTCCCGGGGGTGCGCCGTGGCCTTCGGCATTTTTGTTGCCTTTGGGCGCGCCCTGTTTCCTGCGCGTGGAGCCGGGTATCTTGTCCTTGATCTCGTTCCAGTTGTCGTAGCGTTTCCAGTTTCTCAGCCTTGAAAGGGGGACATCCAGCTTTTCCGCTATATCCTTCAGCGATGTCCTGTCGTCCGCTTCGAGCCAGAGTTTCAAGGCAGCATCACGTTTAGGGTCTCTTTCTCTCGGCAATGTCGCCACCCCCTCCAACTCGTTTGTTTGGTTGATTCCTATTTTTTCAGCGCAGAAAAATTACTATCTACAAAAGGTTGATAGTAGCTTATTGAATACAGCCTAAAGGTTTGTATGCATTGTTCGATCTGCATTATATTGGCTCATTCTGCCTTGTTTCTGTGTGTCATGAGGTAGAATATCGGGGTGTCCAGTGCGGCCAGCGCGAATTTCAGGATGTATTGACCGATCATGATGCCGATCAGCTGCATCCGCATCTCAGGCGTTTTCAGCCAACCGAGGCCGATGCCAAAGGAAATGGTCGCGTAGATCACAGTATCTATGATCTGGCTGCTCATAGTGCTCATGTTGTTCCATAGCCAGCGACCTTTGCCGGTGTATTCGCCGTGACGCTTGATATAGGCGTTTTTGATTCGGTGAAAGATGTATACGTCCCAGCTCTGGCTTGCGTAGTAGGCGCACAGCGAACCGATTACAAACACCCAATTCTGACCCAGCAGCAATTTGAAGGCGTTGTCGATCTCTGCATCCACTGCCGGCAGCATGCCGGTCAGCGCAATCAGCATGGTTGCGAATATCTGGCCGATAAAGCCGTACTTGACGCAGCCTTGAGCCTCCTTCTTGCCCCAAATTTCGCTGATGATGTCGGTACACAAAAAGGTAAATGCGTAGGTCAGAGCGCCGCCGGAAAGCACCAGCGCGACATTGCCAATGGACATATTGGTTTGGATGCTTCTCGCGCCCAGCACGTTGGCTACGATCAGAGAGGCTACAAATGCTACGATCAGGATTCTCAGATTGGTTTCGGTTTTCTTCATGGCGTTATCCTCATTTCTCACAGATGAAAAGTACTTCTTTGGATGCTTTGGGGAAGGGTATGGACATCATGGCCGTCAGCCATGCGGTGGGTACGTAAGCCTTCATGGTGTTGTAGAACGCCTGTATTTCCGGGCTCTGCTGGGCGTAATGCTCGTTCATTTCACGTGCGCCCATTACAAGGCCTACTTCCTGTCGGATGGTGAAGCCCAGCTGATAAAGCGCAGTTTTCAGCTCGTTATAA